GGGCTACTGAAGCCCTTCTGGAAGGTCTGTTGGAATGTATCGACCATGAACCCACCAAAGAGTGGGCTCGATGGGAGATCAGTTCTCATACCATTGATTATCCCGGCTGTTCTGGGATTCAAACCTCAGGACAGTTGATGGGATCTCTGCTTTCTTTTCCTCTGCTGTGCTTGCTAAACGATTTCGTAATGCAAGAGAGTGGCTTTCACCCAGGATCTTATCTGGTGAATGGAGACGACGTCGTTGCGCGTTCTTCCCAAGAGAAGATCGACAATTGGAAGAGCTTGGCTCCCCGTGTCGGTCTTTCTCTTTCCTTGGGAAAGAACTTCATTGACCCGGAGTTTTGTACGGTTAACTCTCAACTCTTTTTTAGAGGAGAGGTCCTACATACCGGGAAGGTGGCACTCGCGCGACGTTGGGGCACAACGATTGATTATTGTTACTCCGAAGCTCAGTTTTATTGGGGTCCTACCCCTGAACTGATGGAGAACTTTCTTTCTAGGAACTGGAAAGAATTAAGTCGTACGCCCCGTAGTCTTCATTACGCCAAAGATCACGGAGGATTGGGTCTTTATGACATGCGAAGCAGTCTGGGAATCCAAGTGGACCAACGATTAGCGAAAGAAGTGTATCTATATGATGCAATCTCTCGCTTCGGCAAAGTCCATAGGGTTCCAGGAGCTCCCTTCTCTTTTGTGGCCTTTCCTCTCCTCAGAGGGGAAACCAGCCAACAGGTAGAAGGTGAACCCGCTTCGCATAGTGTCTTTAATCGATTTCTCAGCTTAGGTGCACTAGATAGTGAACCCTTGGAGAAATTTTCAGATTTGACACATAAGACCCTGATTAGCTGGAGGAAGAGATTCTTGGAAAGGAATCTTTCTACTCTAGCCTCACGTGATCTTTTTCTCCATATCACAAAGGAAGGAAGGTTTGACCTAGAACAGGCCCCTCCAACTTCTTATCTCGAGACTTCTTACTTAGCTATTACCAATGGCTTAGCAAGGAGGTACGCGGAAGAGTCGGAAAGGTTTGCTCTTGAACTCATTCATGAGTATTGGTTGAACCCTTCTCTTCACCCCTGTGAATATATTGATTTTGGGGATCTTCCGACAGTTCGTCTAGAGAGTGTCCTTGAGGATTATGAGCATTATGCTAATCCAATTGTACAACT